CGGCTTGAATGCGATAGTGACCGGGTCCAACGGTCTCTATTACAAGTCGGTGACCGGCAGCAACTACGGCAATGACCCGATTTCCTCGCCGGCCTACTGGATGGAAGTGCGCTTCCTGAACGTGTACAACGCGAGCTATTCGTATTTCACCGACGATGTGGCCGAATACGGCGGCACGCTGTGGATCTCGCTGTCATCCGGCAACCTGGGCCACACCCCTGCGGCCAATTCGACCTACTGGCGATCACTGAGCAATGCGCTGACAACCGATTACACCCCGAAACAGGCCAATTTCAACGCCGCAGTGGGCACGCATTACCTGATCGACACCTCGACCGGGGGCACGTTCACCATGACGCTACCTGCCTCTCCTGCGGTCGGGGCTGCGGTGGGATTCACTGACTATGCGGGTAACTTCGCGGGTGACAATCTCACCATCGCGCGCAACGGGTCCGAGATTATGAACAGCGCAACCGATTTGAACTGCAACATTGACAACTTTTCCGGTGTGCTCACATATACCGGCGCTACAAGGGGATGGCAATTTTTATGAGCGACCTAACTGAATTCTTTGGTGGCGGCAAGGCCAACTCGCAGTTGTTCCTGACCTCGGGCAGCTTTACGGTCAATTCTGGCGAAGTGCTCTACCTCTCCGGCATTGGCGGCGCGGGTGGCGGTGGTAGCGGCGCAGATTCCGGCGCGGCGGGCGCTGGTGGTGGCGGTGAGTCGGGATTCGCTGTCACACGCTTTCCCTACCCGGTTGTACCTGGCGACATCATCACCGTGACCATCGGCTCGGGCGGTTCCGGTGGTACGGCAACGACCGGCGCAACCGGCAACGATGGCGGCAATGGCACCGAGACCATCGTCACAGGCTCCAGCGTAGCTGGGGTGAAAAACTTCCAGCTACTCGGCGGCTCGGGCGGTGCGGGCGGCGTGAATAATGTCGGCGGCGCGGGCGGCAATACCACAGGCATCACCGTGGGGGGTATTTTCATCGACGCCAGCCCCGGCGGTGATGGCAACGACAACAGCGTGGACGGTTTCGTCGGGCAGTCATCTGCCAGCTACGCGGGCGGTGCCGGCGGTGCGGGCGCCGGGTTCGGTGGTGGTGGTGGCGGTGGTGGCGGCGCTTCCATGTACGCAGCGGGCGGTGCCGGCGGTGCCGGCTCTGCGGCGGGCAACGCATCAGCGGGTACTGCTGGCGGTGCCAATACGGGTGCCGGCGGTGGTGGTGGCGGTGGCACAGCGGGCGGTGCAACCTCTGGTGCGGGCGGCGCGGGCGGTTCTGGCCAACTCCTGATTGAGTGGGTGGAATAATGGACTACGCGAAGATTGAAAGCGGTGTCGTCACGCAAATCATTGTCGCGGACGAGGACTTTGTAGTCACGCTGCCCGGTGACTGGGTGGATGTAACCGGCTTAAACGTGCAAGTCGGGTATCTATATTCCGGTGGCATTTTCAGCGCGCCTGCAGCGCCGCCTGCGGTCGCACGCATGATACTGACCGCGCAGGAATGGGTAGCCACATGGACGCCGGACGAGTACCGCACCATGAAATCCGATGCGTTGCTGGATACGACCGAGGGCAAGGAGTTGGACCAACTGCTTGACCAGGTAAAAGCGGGCGTGGCAATTGACCTCAATTCTGCCCTTGTCACTCCGCTCTATGATTTCCTCGAAACCGAGGAATACATCACGCCAGAGCGGCGCACTGAATTGACCGCGGGGATCGGCGGTGAATCTGAATCATTCTAAAAAAAGGATGTTACCGTGGGGCCAGAGGATGTCAAATTCGAGGGGTGGCTCGCGCTGCTGTCAGGGGCTGCTGCGACCATGTGGGCGCATGCCGGTATGATCTTTGGCATGAAAGGCAGGCTCACCCAGGCCGAGCAGGAAATCCACGATATTAAGAAGCGGTTCGACTCGATCGAGCATACCCTGCAGGTAAACGCGGACAAAGCCGAAAAACGCCACGAGAAAATGGATGAGAAGCTCGACCGGTTGATCGAGCGTTCAGTGGCGCGGTGATAGTCAGGCAGCGAAGAAGTCGTATTGATTCTTATCAGCCTGCTGGATGTTACGACAGGCCAGTTGGTAGTAGCTGGTTTTCAGCTCCACGCCGAGGCCCTTGCGCCCTAGCTTGACCGCCATATAAACCTCTGACCCAATGCCCATAAATGGCGTCCATACGATATCGCCCGGGTTGCTCCATAACTGGATACATCGCTCGATCACATCCAGTTGCAGCGGGCAGATATGGCGTTCGTCGTCATTGTCGCGTCCCTCGCGGAAATTCAGCGTATCTGTCTGGTTGATATCGTCCCATATCGGGGAAGCGTACCGCTGCCACACGTCGATGCTGGTTCCATGCTGGCCGGGTGTGAAATACAGACGCCCATCGTCGCGCTCGAGGCGGCTGAATGTGTCAGGGGGATTGTCGCCCACGTAGTATTGAAATTCGCCGCTGATAGGCTCCGCGTTATCTCCCGGCTTACGCATCACAACCACATAGTCTGCAAGCCCCATGCGTGACATGGTGGAGTCTTTCTTGACTTGCTTGTGGAGCAACCCGAGCGCCTTGGTGCGCTGCATGGATACTACCGGGTCCTTCCAGATGCAGACCTCGGAGTGGTAGATAAACCCTTTCGCTTGATACTCGCGGATAATATCGCCGCGAAAGTCACGGATACCGATAAACCCATCATTCTGCTTTGATGTGGGCAGGTTCATGCAGTGGATGGCGATGTTGCGCCCAGGCTGCATCACGCGGAATTGCTCGGTAATCAGGAACCGGTACTGCTCCCAAAATTCATCGTGCGATGCCACGTTGCCCATATCCCTGTCGGAATTGGAGTAGGTGTACAGGCTGGCGAAGGGTGGCGAGAACACGCTAAACCCTACGCTGTCAGAGGGTAGTGATTGCGCCACGTCAACAGTATCTGCATTGTACAGGGCGTAATTGTCTGTGATGATTTTGTCGATGACATTCATATTCAAATCCATGTGGGTAGTTGTAGGGTTTCAACCGGGCAGTACGTTGTTTTTTCCAGTGTAGCGCCTTTGATTTCAGCCAATGTGAAATCGCGCATCACCGCCGCCATTTCAGCGGCCATTTGATCATTTTGATATTGCTTGCGCCGAATATTTTCCACCACGGCGCCCTCTGTATCGGCAGTAACGATATGCACATTGACTGCCTGTAATTGACCAAACCGCCAACAGCGCCGGATGGCCTGATAGAATGCCTCCCATGAATCTGACAGGCCAACAAAGATCATATGATTGCAGTGTTGCCAGTTTAGACCAAATCCAGCGATGCGTGGTTTAGTGATCAGCTTGGTGACCTCGCCAGTCGAAAACCCGCCTATCAATTCCTCTTTCTTATCCGGCGTCATGGCGCCGTACACTTGCACGCCATTGGTGATACTGGTTTCCAGTTTATCGCTTTCATCATTGAGCTGGCACCAGACAATGCACGAGCTGTCGATTGCGTTGGCAATGGACGCTGCTTTCTCCACGCGCAGATCCACTGAGTCGCGCCGCGCGCTATTGCGCTCTTGCAGGCCCATTGCAATCTTGGCAAATAAGCCATCATTTACGCCGGTTTCAACTACATGATTGTGATAGATCAACTCCGGCAGGTCATAGCCTTCGCCACTGTATCCAAGGTCGGATGGATTGCGAATCACCAGCGCCCAGGTGGAGAGCCATTGCCAGAATTTCAAACGGCCATGACCCTTCAATCGCCATTTGGCGGTATCCTCGCCATCGTGAATAAAAAACATCGCCAGCATTTCAACCTGGCTCATAATCCCTAGAAATTCAGACTGAGTTCCCAGTTCCATAAAGTCATTGGGGGATGGCGTGGCAGTGCAAGACAGTCGATAAGGAATCGTTTTCGCAAACTCGGTAATGTAGCGGCGCATCTTGCCATCCATGCCTTTCAGGATGGATGATTCGTCCAGCACAATCCCTGAGTAAGATGCAGGTTCAAAGTTTTTCAGCATCTCATAGTTAGTGACATGAATGCGTGCGTTGCAGAATTTCGGCTCACGGATATATTCGCAGGCGATGCCGAACTTTGCGCCCTCGCGCACCGTCTGCTGTGCGACACACAGCGGAGTGACAATCAGCACTGGTTTATCAGTATGTTGCATGACCAGATAGGCCCATGCCAATTGCATGATGGTTTTACCGAGTCCGGTATCAGCAAACAGTGCCGCGCGCCCACGCCGACAAGCCCACTTCACGCAGTCAATCTGAAAATCTTTTAGCGGCCATACCAGGTCCGTATCGTCAACGGCAAACCCGGCGTCGATGTGTTTCATCGCGCGGCTGCTGATCAGGGATTGATAATCGGTTGAGAGATTTTTTGTCTGTGCTAAACTTTCGGGCATATCCATAGCTGCTTGTCCAGTTATGCGATTAGGGGGCTGGGTGCGCAAACACTCAGTCCCCGCACTTTATCATCGCCGTTATTAAAGTCAATCATCAGATTATATGAGTCCATGTTTCGTACTGGCGCACTTTTTCGACTGTACGATAGTGGCATCCGAATTGCGCGGCCAGCTTCTTTGCAGTCTCGGTGCTCGCGCGAATCAACCGAACGCGCTGATCATTCATCACCGCATTGGGCCGCGCACTGCCACGGCTGGCAAACTCCCGCGCTCTGGTAAGGTATTCGTGGCGTTTCATCAGAAGGGTATCGAATCGTCGTCAAAATCGGGATTATAGGTAGTTGGCGCCTGCGCAGGATCTGGACCCTTGCGCTGACCCGGTGTGCCGCCGGATGCCGCTGCACGGGCCTGCTCCATGCCCTGCCGGTTGACCGTGCCCTGATTCGGGCGCCAGGTGTCCAACTGAGCATACGGTTTTCCTGTTTTCCCGCTCACCTTGCACTCGATATTGACCCAATCGTCTTGCGCGTGCTGTTGCAGAAACTCGATAAACTCGCTGACCTTTACTGACAGGTTGCACAGGACATACTCGGGCGCATTGTCGCGCCGCTTGACGATCAATCCCTTTGCAAAAATGGTGTCATTGCTCATTTTGATTCCTTGGTTTAAATCAACGCCAATTGTTCAAGTTTGCGCACCGCTGCCAGCACTGCGCTGCGGTCTCGCCGGTCGCCGGTATCGATGATCAGGCCTTTCTCCTTCAGCGCCTTGAACCGGGCGGTGACGGTGCTGTAAGGCGCATCAGGATACGCCGCCAGCGCTTCCTTGGGCGTGATGCCGCGCGCACCGGCAGCATAGACCAGATCGTACATGCGCTGCTCCCAGGTCTTGCTATCAACGCTGTGCGCCGCCGCTTTCGATGTAGAAGGGTCCAGCGTGCGCACCAGCTTGTGCGGGTCGGTGCCGTAGGTCATCATTGCCACAACCTCCGCACGCGCACCCAGCACCACAGCACTGCCTCCCTTATCGCTATCCCCAACAATACCCAACAACCGACGATGTAAATCAGTGCGTCAAGCGCAAGCCAACCCCAAAAAGGGAGGGTAATTACCAGCAGAAATACTATCCAGAATGTCATCATTTCGGCGCGCCCTCTTTGCCAAACAGTTTTAATTCCGCAACCTTGTCTTTTAAGTCAACTATCTGCAGTCGCAGCGCGGTGATGGTTTCCACCATCTCAGTGCGCGACTTATTGCTGTAGACCGCCTGCTTTGCGGCTTCCTTCACCACAGTTATCAATTGCTCGCGCGTCATATCCTCCAGCCGGGTGAATGGTTGCAGGTTTAAGCAACCGATAGCGCCGCCGACCTTGTGCCCATTCTGCACGCTTTCGATCGTGATCGATGGCTGGGAAAACCACCCCTGCACCCGGTAGATTTCCAGATTCTCGCCGATGTAAATCTCGCCCGGTTCGCTTTTATCGTCCAGTTTTACAGCCATGACTCAGTACTCGATTTTGATGTGGGGGATTTCGCCCGTATCGATCGCTTCAAATACACCAGCGACCAGTTCATCGTCCATGCCAAACAGGCTGGACAGTCGCGCGCAGGCCTCGGTGCGGATCAACTGCCTGTGCGCCTCATCGGCCTCACGCGCCTCGCGATCGATGCGTTCCTGCTCCTCTATTTCGCGCTGCTGTTTGCGCTCCAGTTCGATAGCATCCTCGGCAGCTTTGGCGGCACGCGCCTCCGCTTCTTCGGTGCGCTTTTCGGCGGCAATACGCGCTTCCTCAGACTGCCGGATAGCCCGCTCCTGAGTCTCGCGCTGCTGCCGTTCGGTTTCTTCGCGCTTGAGTCGGTCGCGCTCGACTGCCTCCTCGGCGATCTTGCGCTCCCGATCTTGCTGCTCGCGCCGCGCGGTCTCCTCGCGCAACCGTGCCAGCTCGGCGGCATCAGATTCCTGCAGGGCGATTTTTTCAAACAGGGTATTCAACTGCTCGGTGACCTCGGCCTTGGCCTGCACCGCATCAGCTTCACGGTGAGAGAACGATTCATCGATCACCAGTATGCCCAGGTCGAGAATGCGCTCGAACACCTGATCGGAGGTGACGATCGCCGACGGGAAAATCAGCAATCCCCTGATTGCCTGCACCCGTGCTTCCAGCGCATCCTCAATGGCTTGCA